AACCCCATGAAGACCTAACGCCGGTGGAACGATGGGCCACATCTGAGGCGCTCACCCGCGCTTTGAAAAAAGGAACCGCGAAATTGAAGGGCGTGCTAGTGGCAGAGACCCCGAACGGAACGCCGCTCTCGCCCGCAGCCTGGTTCAACGAAATGTGCCAAACCCACCATGCTGTATTCACCGGCGCGGGCAAGAAAACGAGACTGGAATTCGTCCCGAAGAGGACGAAAGTATGCGACTGCGGCGAGAAAGTTCGTGTTGGGGAAGAGCACGCGTGCCGCATCACGGCTAAACGCGCGGAGTCGGTGAAGCACGCCGAGAATCTAAAAACTTTTAACGAGGTGAAATCATGAAGAACAAATTCTCAGTGGAGCACCACCACCCATCGATCACCGAAGACAATACCTATACGAAAGCAGAACTCGCATCCGCAGAAGTGAGGCAGCAAATCGAGGCGATAAAACGGCGGATCGCGAACGCGGCTGGGGACGCTACGGTCCCATTACTTTGGGCAGCCTTGCATGAAATCGCGTTCGAACTCTTGTTCTTGGATAAGGGCGAAAAATATGCCGACCGCTACGTGGCAGCGCTGGAGGAGTACACACGCTGGGCGTTCCAGCAGCCGCTGGAGGGGTCGCGATGAAAAGGCTGTGGCAGCTAGCGGACGACTATGTGGATTTAAAAAGGAAGGAAACGATGAGCCTTAAATACGTAGAGATTATCTTCGACGAAGCGGACGCCACCACGCGGGATTTCGTAAAAAAGTCCGTCGAGGGGTCGGCCTTGGGCGCCGCGTTCACGCTAACCAGGCTGCATGGAGTGATGGGCTTCACCGATCCCATCGCCGGTGTTCGCTATCGCGTCTATCCGGCGCGGAAGGATTACGACAACGAAGAGCTTCGAAAGACGTGCCGCGCGATGGACCGCACGAAAGGCGCGGCTCTGGAGGCTGAGAACTGATGGGCATCGAGGAAGAACTGGAAGTGCCAGTCTGTGATAAATGCGGACTGTGGATTTGCGAGTCTTGCGGGAAACACGTAGAACGAGCGGAGCCTCAGGACTACTTTGTTCCACCAGAATGTATGAGTGCACTGGAGTGTGATTGTGAAAAGGAGAATCCGGTCTAATTTTTGCGGTAGTACGCGCACTCGAATCCTTCCGCCGCCACCGGCAGCCCTGCAGTCCACGGCGGGAGGTTCTCCACCAGGCAAGCGTCAAATTGCGGGAGCGTCAACGCGGACCCGCGCGGAACTTCGGCGGTCATCTCATCATGGCAGTGGTGGACGATCTTGAAACCGGCGCGATGCGCGGCCATCATCCCGTGCACCAGAACGTCTCGGGCGCTGGCTTGGCAAACGTTTTCGACCAAATGGGAGCCGCGAGCCTGAAGCACGGACCAGCCCCCTTTCATGCCTTCGTAGACGAAAACCGCACGGCCCCAATCATCAACACCGACATACGGACGCACGTAGTGGAGCGCGCGACCGCTCGGCAAGAAAATCCGCAAAATCTCCGGCTGACTCCCGTCGATCAACAACTTCCCCAAGCGCAGCCGACAAAACTCCTGCGTCGCTTGCATCGCGCAGGCGCCAAGCCGTTCCCAGAAAATAGAAATCTCGGGATACGCCGCGTGGAAAGCTTCAAGGTACCGCTCGCATTCTTCAAAAGTCAGGATGACGCCCATGGATTTCGCGGAGGCTTGCATCTTTTTAGCGAACATGCCGAACCCGCCGCCCAAAACAATCGGTTTCGCCTTCTGGCGCTGGTCGTCTGTAACCTCTTCGTAAGGAACACCGAACATGCTCACTGCGGTGCTCCGGTAGGCGCACCGTCCCTCCGCATAAATTTTCAGCATGTTCGGGCATTCCGCGTACCAGGCGAGCACGCGGTTTTCGATCTGAGAAAGATCGGAAGCGAAAAACACACCGTCCTGCGGACGGAAGCTGGCGCGCAGCACGCCTCCGATGGCTTCGCTGACGGTGAGCCCGAGACCCTTGAAATCCACGCCGCCGTTCAACAGGCCGGTGACGATCTTGTCGGTGGCCTTCTTCACCGCTGGCAATGGGCGTTTGATATTTTGACAATTCACGCCCGCCCCGGCCCATCGGCCGGTATGAGCCTTGTGGTAAACGAACTCCCCGTGGAGCCGCCCTTCATAAACGCGGGCTTGAATCGCGGGAAGCTTCTTCGTGGCGCTGCCGCCGAGCACGCGCCGCAGCTCCAGCACTTCGCGGGCCGGTGCGGGGAGCTTCTCGTCGCAGAGCGCCTCCAGCGCGGGAAGCACGGCGAGGGACTTCATCGGGTATCCCTGCGATTCGAACCACTTTTTCATCTGCGGCATGGAGACGGGATTCGCAACGCCGGTGATCTTCTTGATCTCCGCGAGAATCCGCGCGGACTCGCCTTCGACGAGATCGCGGGCTCGTGCAACAAATGTTTCATCGACGGGAATCCCGCGCTCGTTCACGATCTGGTCGAAAAGCCAGACGCGGTATTCCTCGACGGGAAATTCCCCGATTTCGTCCAGGCGCCGCTTCACTTCGCGCTCAGCGATAACGTCCTGTTTGTTGTAATCCAAAAATTGCTGCCACTCCTGCGGATGGCTGTCCCAATCCTTGAACCGGCGCGGGAATCTTTTCGTGGCGCGGGAAACCGTGGTGAACATCTTTATCAAGCGTCGGCCATCTTTCGATTTGCCGAGCGCGCCAAGGCCCATCACGCGACCGCAAATGTCAAGAGCACCCGGAAAGCCGAGATAGCGAGCGTGGGCCATCGGGTCGAAACAATTTCTGAGGGGGATCTGAATGCCGAGGCGGGAGTCCAGCCACGCACGCTCGAATCCCACGTTCCACATGACTTTGGTGATTTTCGGGTCGTGCAGCGCTTCGTGGAGATCGTTGGGCATGGGGCCGAGATGGGGTTGCCATTGCAAGACTTCACCATCGCCGAAAGCGTATGCCAACATCAGTATTTGCGAGGAAGGATGGCGTGAGTAATGACGGAGGCCGACCGTTTTAAGATCGACCTCCGAACGGGTTTCAATGTCGAAATGGAGAAGCACTTAGTCTTCTTCCATTCCTTCGAGCCCAGCCTCCAACGTGGGAGCACCGGCGATGAGTGCCTTCAGGTCGAGCGCGGAAATCTTGCGACCGACTTTACCGGCGAGCCTCTTGTGGAACGGTGCGGCGAGCTTCACTACGGCTTCTTCGTCACCGGCCTTGCGGTAACGCGGAACCGTCGAAACGGGCCGGTATCCGAAGCGCTTGCCGTCGAAGCTCATGATCCAGTCAATGTCAAAAACCGTGCAGCCTTCCGCTGCTTCCGAGAGCGTCTTGAAATGCGTGGCGCTCAGGCTGATGTATCCGATTGCGTACTTCGGAGCCTCTTCGGCGGGGATGCGGCCATTCTGGTCCGCGTTGGTGTAGTGGACGATCAGGGCCACGCCATTCCAGCGCGCGTCTTCGCGCGGGCATTGCGGGCACCCGTGTCCGGGGCAAATTGCAAGCAGCTTGCGGGGACCGGCGCTGACGAAATGAGTCATGCCGCCAGCGGGGTCAGTGTTGGGAACCAAAGCGAAACGCACCTGGCGCTCCGTGGTTGCTTTTACGCGATCAAGTCCGTCGCCGGATTTGACGCTCGGGTCTCCCCACTTGAAAGTGGGATTGAAAGCGGGAGCTGCAGCCGCAGCGGTTTTTCCGTTGGGCTTCCCGTTTGGTTTGTTAGTGTTGAACTTCGGCTTGTCCGCTGAATCCGGAAGCTCCGCATTCAGCAGGTCGTCATCTTCAATGATAATGCTCATTTTAAGTGTGTTTCCTAGTTGTCTCTGGATTACGTGGCGGCGGGACAAAATCGCGAGTCACGGAGTGAGCACGGAAAAATCCGTGAGGGGGTTCCCGATTTGGGTCAGGAACCCCGGCCATCGAACTTCTTTCGAAGCCCTCAGACTCGCTCTCTAGGAAATACAAAGGCCCGAAAATTCGGAGGCTTATTATTTTCAACTTTTTGGTACAGGTCGGCGCGGCTGTCCCTGCCTGTACTGAAGCGCAGGGCGGAAAATAATTCCCTCAGGATTTCCCGCGATTGCGTATCAAGGGAGTGCTTGGACGCGAAACAGCGTCCGCCGTGAGTTTCAGAATCGCGCGGAGCTTTTCCCGCCTGGTTAGAGCCACGCAAAAAACAGGAAGTGCTTATCCTTATGAAGTTCGCAGATAGAGCTTTGCCCTATGTCCGCATGGGAATCAATGTGATACCGCTCAGACCGGCGACGAAAGATGCTTATTGGACGGCGTGGCCGGAGATGTTGCGCCAGTCCGGATTGCCGTCAGAGGAGGATATCCAGAAGCACTCGAAGCATCACCCGTCAGATAATGTCGGCGCCGTCGCGGAATTGAAGCTCGGCGGCGCTCTCATGATCGACGCCGATTCCATCAAACTGATAGCGAAAATCGAAGCGGATACCAGCCAGAAGATGCCGGAAACAATGATAGTGCGCTCGGGGCGCAAGGCGTGGGCCGCGCATTATTATTTCGTCCACACGGAATATTCCCTGGCGCGGTTGAAGAACTCGGGGCTGGCGGGGCTCGGCCAGGTGCAGATCAGAAACAAGTACGTCGTCGGCGCCGGTTCTGTCCATCCCGACACCGGTAACACTTACGAATCGAACGGCGCCGCTATCCTTCCGATTCCGGATTGGTTGACCGATTGGCTCGCGGGTTGCAGCGATCCCGAGAAACCGAAGAAGGTTTCGGCTTTCATGGGCGAGCATGGCGATGTGGGCGAGAAGAAGGAATGGGTCGAGAACTTCAATTTCCGCAATGGCGTCGAAGTGCGCGGAGAGTGGGAGAACTACACCGCCCCTGGCGGCCAGAAAGGCTTCCGTATCGACGTTTTCTGCCCGAATGAAGAGCACCACTCGATGGAAACCAAGCCCTCCTCCACTAGCATATTAGTGGCGGAGGGATTGGGCCTCGATTTCAAATGCCACCACGGCCATTGCGGGGCACTCACATGGAACGATTTCCGCGCGCACTACGAGCGCGCGCCAGATATCGGCGAGTGGAAAAAGAAAAAGGAACCCACAGCAGCGCCGGATGAAAAGGCCGAGGCGCCGAACGTGCACGCGCGGAAAACCGGCGACGAGATTCCATTTCCGATGGATTTGATGGACTGCAAGCTCGGGAAGATCGCGCGCACTTTGGAGGCGCCGCCAGCATGGAGCTTTTTTTCAACGATGGCGTTCTACGCGGCGCAAGGCGTGCCCTACACCGGCTCGCTGCAGACCAACCAATACACTGGATTGCTCGCGGAAAGCGGCGGAGGGAAAAGCCTGGTGGCCGAGCGGGCGCGGCAGACGTTCGTGTACCAAGACCCCGATATGTACAAGGATATCCTCGTTTCCTCCGACAACGCGCTGGCGCAAGTGCTGGGAGCGGTGAAGGTGGACGAGTGGGACGAATTGACGGCGGAGCAGAAGCGGCCACGGCCTGTCATGCTCTATCAGGACGAGGGGAAAAATCTGCTGACGAAAGCGGACGCGCCTGGAAACACCGGCGTGATTCACTGGCTGGACCAGTTGTATTACAAAGACCACGCGGGCAAGAAGCTCGATTCCAACAAGAAGCTGGTGGTGGTTTACGTCCATCTCACCATGCTGCTGGGATTGACCATCGAGACGCCTGCGGACTTCGCGGAAATTTTCGGGCGGGCGAGCATCGAGGGGCTGTTCCGACGCATGATGCTCGCGGACGGGCCGAAAGATTGGATTGGGCGCGACAACTGGCAGCCGGAGCCGGTGATCTTGCGTCCGCAGGCATCCGTTTCCCTGCCGGACAACATCGCTGACGCGAAGATGGCGTGGACCATGGAGAACGTCAAGACGCGCCGCAACCTCGCGGAGTTCGCGTTGCGCGCGGCCATCAGCATCGCCAGCGCGGAGAACCGCAAGGCGGACCGGCTAGTGGCGAACAAGAGCGAAGTTCCAGGCGCGAAGGCCGAGGACGTTTGGACCGTGGGGCTTTCCAAGGATGATATGGCGTTGGGGCTGATGATCGCCGAATACCAAGAAAAGACCCGCCAGACATACAAGCCTGGAATCGCCGACTGCACTCCCAACGCGCGATGCACCCAGACAGTTCTGCGCGGGTTGGAGACTATCGGGCCGGAGGTGGTAGTCAATGCGCGGGATTTCAAGAAGAAGCACAAGCTGAGCCGTTACGGAACAAGCGTGGTCAACAGCGTCCTCATGGGATTGAACGCGGAAGGAATCATTTATTATGGAAAAGACCCCGACGAAGATGGGAAAAGCGGGCGTCCGCATAAGATTATCGTGCTCTATGGGGACGAGTGAGGGGGTTTTGGCAGGGTTTTGCTTTTAATCCTGTGCTACGACTATGCCAAACCAGTATTTTCGGGGCTAAGTATCACAGGATTAAGAACATAACTCGTTCCAAATCCCAACTTCCTTGAGTTTTGAGCGACTTACGAGGAGGGTTTTGTACCCCCGCGTGGGGACAAATCCTCAGCTCACGCTGGCGCTGTAACCACGAAGCGGGATACGGCTCCGGCTTGCATCACACCCCGTTCTAGAAATTCCCTCTCCATGCAGTATTGAATCCAAGTTGTATCAGGGTGATGGGTGCGGGAGACGTTCGGCCTGATCGCCTCCCGCGAATTTTATGGCACTTAAAGCGGGGGACGTGGTGTGGCACTCCTCATTCGGCGTGGGCGTCGTCACCGGCCCTCGCCTCGACAAATCCACGGTCATGTTCAAAACGGTGCGCCGTCTGGTGTTGAATTCCCACCTCGCGGACGTTCCGGCCTCGGCGCCGTCGTGGTCCCTGCAACCCTGTAGCTCCACGGTGCACTAAACTGATTCTCGAATATGGGAACGTTGCAGCCCTCGCCGGTAAGCCGTGCACCGACCAGTGCGAGACCGACTTTGCATCGAACAATGGCAAGCGTTTCAGGATTTGGAGGACGCACGCCTTGAAGGTAATCACACACAATTGCGAGCGCCAAGGCGTGAACTGTTGCGTTTTGCAGGCTGCTGGGGAGAGCCGACAGCTTCGGGTTAGAAGTGCTTCAAGAGCAGTTCCTGGACGAGGCTTAATGCTGTTCCCACTGCGACGACGTCGATCTTGCTCCAATCGGCGTGCATGGCGTCGTTCCTGAAGGGAAAATGTGCCTGGACCACGCTGACCTGCGATCCCCTCAAGACATCCGCCTTCTTCAGTTCGGCCAATATTGTTGGAAGACTTTCTCTTGTGTGGATGCCGCAGTAGGTGGCGCCGAGCCTTCGGAGAGTGTCTTCAAACGCTGCGGCTGCGAGTACCGCGGCAACGTTCTTACTGTTTGGGCCGCCTTCATCAAGGGTCGCTTTCGCAAGCTGCAGCCAGTCTCCTAGCACTTCGCCGGTGACCTCGCGGCGGAGATTGCCGACCAACCCTTCTTCAACCTCGCGTTTTAGATTTCTAAGGGCTCCTTGCGCGCTTGCGGCGATCTCTGCCGCGACCCGGTATGGGTTTTCCTTTATCTTTTGGTGGCCCTCAACGACGTCTCTTAAAGCCGAGATCTGCGAGCAATTTTCGCCATGAGTCAACTCCAACATTGAGAGGGCACCCTGATACAACTCGCTAGCCCAGGCCGAGGCATCCTGAATACCTTGGCTGTGCGTATTTAAAAGCTCTTCTATCCGTGCCTTGATCTTTGCCTCGTCCATCGGCTAAACCTCAGCGGCACTATACCAGCGCGTCAATAGAGAGTCATCAGCGCGCCGTCCGATCCTTCGGCTTGCATTTAATTCCCTTTTTGCGGCCGCGCCCGTCATGGATAAGCAGGTGCGGAGGCGTATCAACACCAATACCGCAACGCGGATTTTCCGCGAGGATTTGCCGGGGCTGGAAACTTTCGTAGGGTTCCCCGAAAACTCTGCATAATTGGCGCCAATCTTTCACCTCGGGATACGAGGACTTGACGCGCGCGAACGTGGCGTTCTTGATCATGGCGTGCAACAGGTGAAGGTTCTTCACGGGCGGGCGGATCTCGCCGCTCTGGAAACCCCGCAGCGCCAGCGTCGCCAGCTCCAGCGGATTGGTTATTCCCTCGTCGATCCAGCGCGCGATGGTGCGCGTGGCGGTGATTTGCCGTGCGAAGGCGCGACCTCGACGTGGAAAAATGCCGGTCTGTGTACCCAGACAAAAAGTGTCACATGCACTGTTTTGGGGCAGGACTTAAGTACTAATCGGTGTTAAGTTATTTGTTTGCAACACAAAAACGGAACATACTCGTTCTTATCGGACGCTAACATTTCGCCATTCGTTCGCCGCAATCACCGGAAGCTGTGTCCTGTCATAGTGTTGCCAGCCAGCGTCGTTTTCATAACCCCCCACGATGTTCCTGGCCGCCGCGTGGTCCGCGAATCGTGGTCGCGTTGTCGTCGTAAGTGTATGAAAACAAAGCCAACGTAGGGAAAAAGGGAGATCCTAAAATCATCGGGACCAGGCAGGGGGTTTGCCCCCACCGAGCGGGCTGGATGCGGTGCGAACGCTCCGAATTTTTAACGCTCACATCAGACTGAATCCGACTACCACAGTATTAAGAGAGGTCGTTCGACGGAAAGACCCGACGCGGCAGGAGTGGCGGCCATCTTCCTAAAGCCTCGGGCACAGACGGCGCCGTCGCACGATTCCTGCATTGAGATTTTAGAGGAGACCCATGGAAGATAAAGTTTGTGAACACTTGATCGGGGTCCGCCCAGATCGCACCACGTGCTCGGAAAAAGCGGAATTCGAAGACGAGCACGGACACTCGATGTGCCGAAAACACTGGGTAGCCCACAGGGAAAAACATGGCGAGTGGTCCGATTATTCCGGCGCGGGCGAATATTCCAGCGGAGAGTGGTCGGAAACCGAGGACGACACTTTCGAGGAGGACGACTCCAATGAGTGACCCGCAGCAAACCAGTTGTCAAAATATCGTCAAGGTTTCGAATTTCAACATCGGCAGCTCCATCCTGCACGCTGAGATACTGTTCACGTGCGGGAATTCTCCGGCGCCCCACGTTCTCACCACGCCGAACCGGCGCCTGGTGATCTGCGATAGCTGCTACCACAATATCGCCTCGACGCGATGAACGTCCGAGACCTCAAGCGTCTCATGGAGCAGTGGCAGCACGCGCACCTCGACCGCCATATCTTGGAGCAGAAGGCCCTCGATATCGCCCGCACTGGCGACAGCGCGGCCATCGAGATCGCCAGGCTCGACGTGGACCGCAGGCTCGAATCGATGAACGAATTGCGGGCGCAGATAAACACGGAGCGCGGCAGTTACGTTTTGCGCGATAGGTACGACGCCGACCATGCCACGCTGCGCGATTCCGTGGACGCCAGGCTGAAGATTCTCGAATCCGTCCGCGCCAACTTGGAGGGCAGGATTTGGATGTTGGGCGGCGCGATCAGCTTCGCGGTGATCGTCCTGAATTTGGCGCTTTATTATTTCCGGTCGCACCCGTGACCGACACCACCTTCTGCGCGCCTACCTGGCGGATTTCCTCTACAAGGAGACGGTGAATTGAGCGTCAACCGCATCTCGTCATTTTACAGCGACGAAAAATACTACCGGCTCTTGGCCGAGCGCTGGGCGAAGAAAAAGAAAGCGCAGGAAGAGCGCCGCAAGAAAGGCCGCAAGAAGAAGGCGCTCTAGTGTGCGAGTCACTTGTCCGAATTGGGGAAAGGTTGTCACCAATCCCAAGTCAGCGCGCATCGAGGGGAGCTACTTCGTGTTGACTTACTTGCTGCACGAGGTCACTTACGACGCAGTAGGTCGCGAAGTGTTTCGAGTGACTCTCAAGCCGTCGTGGTGGAGGAGGTTACTTGCCGCAGTACGTATTCACGTGTGAAGAGGGCCACGAGTTCGCGCGGATCGTCCAGAGCTTCGCGGAAAGCGACGCCCTGATGTGCTTCGAGCAATCGGAGCACCCGACCGTCAAGCTTTTGGAAACAACCGGCGAGCGCCTGATTTGCGGGCGCGCAGCATATCGCCAGGATAATAAAAGTTTGCCGGCGAAACGAAATCCGGCACATGGAATCCAACAATGAGCAACTATCAAATTATCGACCGACGCGGCGACAAGAAAGAAGAAAAGCCCAACGCGGAAATCCCCCAGGCGCCCAAGCGCGTGCCGGAAGCCATGTACGATTTCGCGCCGCTCTTTGATCGCCTGCTTATTTTGGAGGACACCGAGGCCAGAAAAATCGGAGACCTCTACATCCCCGAAACCGCAAGAGAAGAGATGCGCAGCGGGACGTGCATCGCGGTCGGCCCTGGCGCCCGCAATGACGCGGGCAACCTCATGGCTATGAGCGTGAAGCCCAACGACCGGATTTTATTTGGCAAGTATGCGGGCAGCGAAATCAGAATCTCCGGCGTGCTCTATCTTATTATGCGTGAGCCTGAGGTGTTCGGCACGGTGGTGAAGCGTGAGTAGGATTCCCCTGGTCGAACCCGAGCCGGTCGGCAGCACCGGCATGGGCCTGGACAAATTGCGCCAGCAATTCGAGTATCGCCAGCTCACCGCCAAGCAGCAGAAATTCGTCGAGGAGTATGTCACCAACGGATGCAACGCCGAGGCCGCCTGCGCCGCCGCGTATGACACCAGCACCAACGCGAAGACCCTGAGTTACCAAATTTTGGATCACCCTGCGGTCCTGTTTTGCGTCAGCCTGTATTTCGGGAACTCGCCTGCCGAGGCGTTCTCGAATCTTTTATGGAAGATGATCGTGCGCAGAAAAATAAATCGCGTGAACCTCAACGCCCTGCTGCTGTACGCCGACGTTCGGCAGCTAAGGACGCGCCAGCGGCAGCCCAACGCTTCGGACGTGTTCGAGCAGGCGCTGCAGCGCAAGCGCCGAGCCAGGAAGGGCAAAGCCAAGGCCGACCCCATCGCGGACGAGCCGGAGGACTATCTCGATGACTTTGAAAACGAAAATGCCCGATAAGAACGACATTAAAAAGCTGGTGGCCGGCCTCGCCGCGCCGGCAACGGAGGCGCCGAAGAAGATCGTGAAAACACTGCCCAAAAAATCCGCGAAGAAGAAGTGACGGCCTTCAACGCTGAAGTTCTCCCGCTCGATTTTCGCAATCATACCTTTGACAAATTCACTGACGAAGAGCGCGCCAAGTGGATCTCCGTGCGCGAGCGCGGCCTCGTGGACCATATGTTCCTGGCGACGAAGATTTTAGGCTGGGATTTCCAAGAAGTCCCGCATCGCAAATTGTTCTCCGAGTTTCTCCAGATCACTCCTGGCACGCTGTTGTTCAACTTGGACAAGTTAGTAAAAAAGAGAATGATTTTGTGGCCGCGCGGAGTTTTCAAGACTACCGCTGCAGCCGTGGCCGCGATCCAGCTCATCATTAACTACCCTGACATACGAATCCTCATCATGGAAGGCAGCGTGCAGCTCGCCAAGCGCCAGCTCGCGCGCATCAAGAAAGTTTTCGAGCAGCATGCCAAGTTCCGTTATTTCTACCCCGAGTTTTGTTCCGAGACGAAACTTGGCGATCAGGAAGAGTTCAGCGTCCCTTGCCAGAGCGCCGAAAGACCTTTTGCGGAGCCGACTGTCGCGATCTCGACTGCCCAGTCAGTTAAGGCCGGATCGCACTTCGATTGCGGCTCGCCCCCTGGCCTTCGGGCTGGGGGGCGAGTCACCCAAAAGCCTCTTCGTAGACGACCTTGTCCATGAACAAAACTATAAATCAGTAAAAGCTTTGGAGAAGTGCTGGGAACAATACAAAGATATCGGCCCTCTACTAGAACCAAGTGGTTATCTTTTCGTGACGGGTACTAGATACTCATTCGGCGACACGTACGAGAGAATCAGCGAGAGCGCGGCGGCCGAGGTCCGCGCACGCGGCGCTTCCGTTTGGCACATCTCCATTCGCACTTGTTGGGTCAAGTGGTGCGCCACTTGCAACCATGCGGACACCGTTCACAATCGCGACTTGAATTACCAGCACCCGCCGTGCACCTCCTGCGGCTGCCAGTCGTTCGTCGATTCCGGCAAGCGAGATTTGCTGTTCCCCGAGGCCGCGCTCAAGAACGGCCGCACGGTCGGCCACACCGTCGCGTATCTCGAAAGCGAAAGGGCGGAAAAAGGCGACGAGTTCTTTAGTTGTCAATATGAAAATAATCCAATAGCTTCATCAGATCAGGTTTTCTCACCGGAACTTCTGGGCAAGCAAACGTTGTATCACTTGAACCAACTGCCCAGCCCGCAGATAGCTCCTTGCTTCTTGGTTGGCGACCTGAGCTACGCCGGAGAAGACAAACGCGACAAGAGCGTGATCTATGTTTGTTACTTGAACCAAGGTCAGATTTTTGTCGCTCACTGTATCTCAGGAAAGTGGAACTGCGAGGAAGTCACGCTCACGTTGTTCACCGCCGTGATGCAGTTCCGCCCGCGCGTGATCTATTTGGAGCAGTTTCTGGGTTGGGACGCCTTCAATACATTTTTCAACGCCTTCGCGATTGACAAGGGCATCGCGCGATTTCCGGTCGAGTGGGTGCGCATGAGCAACGTCGCCGACGCCAAGCGCACAAGAATCCGGAGCATCCAAGGCCCGTTGTCAAAAGGACGCTTGTGGTTGTTCGCAGGGATGGACGAGTTCGAAACTTTGCGGACGCAGTTGCTCCGTTTCCCTAAGCTCGGAAAACACGACGATTTTGCTGACTGTTTGGGGCTGGTCGTGGGAGTCCCTAGCGGGTACCAGTTAACGCAGGCGGAGGCCAGGCCGACGTTGCCCAAGTGGCTGCAGTTGCCTGAGGAAGAAATCAAAGAGTCGGAGCCGGACGGCGGATGCGGGAGCGGCATCCTGTGTTAGACGGCTTTCACGCCCCTAAATAGGGGATTTAATGGCTACAACCCAACAGATTACTCTAGACCAGTTGCCAGGTGCAGTCCCGCTCGCCGAGCAGACCGGATTGCTGCAAGCGAAAGACGTTGGTTTCGCGGGCGACGAACGCCCTGATGCGGCCCTCATTTCCGAGATCAACCAAAATATCCAGCTCAGCACGAGCTATATGCAGGCGAAGGGGCTCGAATCACAGTGGAATTTATCAGAAATCCTCCTGAAGGCTTTTGTAAAACCAGAGCGGTGGCGCGGGTCTGATCAGTACAGAAGTCACTTAGGTTTGCCGATTCTCGCGGAGCAATTTTATTCACTGCTCAGCAGCATTCAACAGGCGATTTTTTCTGGCGTCTCGTTTTTCAAAATCGATTCGACGCAAGCTACGGAACTAGACGTGAGTCGCGCGCAGCAAGGGCTTGTAGAATGGGCCACGAAAACCTGCGGGCCGTTCGACGGCTCCCTCAAGCAGGAAATGAGGCTCGTTTTGTTTGACACGTTCTTGTATGGGACTGGGTGCGCGTTCATTGGTTGGCGGAAATCGAAAAAGAAAGTCACCACGAAGGCGTACAAAAATCCTCCCGTCAGCATCGCCGCTGGCGTCGGAAACGTTTCCGTCCCGCAGGGCGACCCCGACGAACTCATCGAGATCGTCACCGAAGTCGAAACAAACAAACCCGTTTTTGAACACGTGCCGCTGAGAAGGCTCAGGGTCGCGCCGGATTGCCGGCGCTCGCAGGCGCGCTCCGCGACATGGGCCGCGCGGCTTTTGTATTTGACGAGTTATCAATTGGACGAACTGAGGGAAACCGAAGGCTATAGTATTCCCACTCGCTCCGAGTTGATCGCGCTGACCACGCCGACAAATATCTCCGGCTCGGAGCGCAATCCCTTGGACTACACGCCAGGCGGAATCTACCCCACGTCCGTCGTCGAAGGAATGCAGAAGGCCCATCCGGAATCCGACAGCGAGCGCAACAACGTGGACCCTCTCGCGTCGAAATTTGAGTGCATCGATTACTGGACGAACAATTTGCACGTCATGGTGTTGGAGAAGCAATACATTCTTTTGAAAGAGGAACATGACGAGGGGCAGAATCCTTTCCTCACTGCGGTATTCAGGGAATCGCCAGACTCCCTGCACGGCGTGGGCCTCGGAAGCTTGCTGGCGAATTTCCAGCGGCTGGCAACAGGGGTCGTGAATTATTTCTTTGATGACCTCACTCTGAATTTGATGGGAACCTACGCGCGTCCGCGCGGGCTCAACACGTCGAGCCAGTCCGACTTCATTTTTCCAGGCAAGGTCTTCACTTTCGATTCTTCGCCGAGCGGCCAAGGGGGCGGCTTCCAGCAGCTCAGCCGCAACGGTGCTGGGCCTGATATTTTATCGATCATAGGCCAGGTGAAGGCGTGGAGCGCGAGCTTGACGGGCATCGGCGCGGGCCAGACTGGCTCTAATCCTGGCAAGGCGGGCGATTTCCGCACCGGCGCCGGAGTCAATTTGCTCGCCAGTGGAGAAAATACAAAAAGTCAGGATCTCATCGATCAGGTGAGCGATTGTGTGCTTCTCCCATTTTTGCAGTATTGCATCAAGCAGAATAAAAAACTGAAGCCCAGCCAGGTCAAGCAGATTCTCAGCAAAGAACTCGACAAAGCCTATCAGGGCGACCCGCTCGATGTGCTGAACGCGGATTACAAAGTGACCATCAGCGCCGGAACGCGGCTCGCGGCCGCGCAAGCGCTGCAGAGCAGGCTCGGATTCATCGTTCAAATTTTGCAATCGCCGACGATTGCGACGCAGCTCGAATCCCAAGCTAAGAAAGTCCTTTACGACAATTTGGTTAAGACCATTTTGGAATCGAGCGGCTACAGCTACGAAGAGCTGATCGGCGACATGACAGACGAGGACAAACAGCGTGTCGCGGCGCAGTCGCAAGCCGCCCAAGCGCAATCGAAGATTGCGCTGCAGCAAGGCTCGACGCAAAGCAAAATCGCGGTCAACGAAAATCAAGCGGAAAATCGCGCGCTCTTGAAACAGCAGGAACACATGTACCAGCAATCAGATAAGCAGGTCATGAACATTTAATGCCATTGCCCTTCCCCACCATCCTCGATTCGAGCGACGCGGTCGCTCTCGGCAACCGGCTGCACGCTTTGAAGCAGTCGCCAGGCTATGGAGACCTTTACAGGATTTCCGACACCTTGGTTAAGAAAGCCATCAGCGCGTTGGTCGAATACCCAGGTTGGGACCAGCAACAAATTGCAGTGTTGAAGGCCAGGGCGCAGGCCGCGACAGAGCATCATGCAATGCTCTTCACCCTCGTGAACGAAGCGCTCGTTGACGCCAGCCGCGAGGCCGACAGCATCGCGCAAGATGACGCCTCGCGGCGCGCACCGCGCGAAGTTGTGCAGGAAGCGGACGAGTTGAGGGCCGCGTCGTTGCACGTTTTTGATGGGATGGACCAACTTATCCAAGATTCGCGGCCCGCAGGGTCGTTCTAAGGAGAGTGGAGATGACACCGCAAGAACAATTGCAGGAAATGCTCAACGCAGGGGATATCACTGGAGCCAATCGTTTGATCGGAGAAGAGGCCGCGAAAGCCGGCGTCGATCCTACCACCGCCCCGCGCAATGAGCGCGGCCAGTTCGTCACTCGCGCCGACGCGCCGCCAGCCACGGTCGAGTTCCGGCAGGAAGTGGAGGTGGCTCCAGGCAAATTCGTGACGATCACCGGCGCTGATGAAGCCGAAGTCGCCCAGAAAGCGGAATTGGTCCAGCAAACGGTTGCGGCAGTCGCCGAAAAGGTCAAGGAAGAGGTTACTGCGACGCCTGAAGCCAAGCCCGCGCCGCTGACCCCTGATGAATTGTTCGATCTTGGGGTTAAGTTGTCATCTGGAAAGGTCGAAGCGGTGGACGAATACCTCGACCGCAGCGGTTACATCGATAAGGCGCTGGAGAAGCGCGGAATTCGGCCTGCAGACCTGAAAAAACAGGCTGCCGATGCCGAAGCGGCAGCTTGGCAGGCCGCGACCGACTCGTTCAAGGGTGAGCACCCAGAGTTCATCCCAAACAAACGCAATCACAAGATTGTGGCCGCAGAAATTTGGATCGTGAAGGGCGAAAACCCTAACTTAAGCCCGAAAGAGGCTATGGAAAAAGCTTATTTGCGCTGCGTGGAAGAGGAAACCCTCGACCTAGTGCCAGAAAACGCGACTACGGCGCCCATTATTGTACAGGAAGCGGTAAATACGCCTCCTCCCCCTAAGAAACCCCGCAGCGGTAGTGCTCTATTCGGGACTGGTGGGGAAAGCGGCACACGCAGCAGGGTGCCAGTGGCGCAAGTGACCCAGGCCGAGCTGAATGAAGCTATGAAGTTGCCAGCCAGGGAGCAGGCCGAGTGGTGGAATGCCCAAGTTAGTGCTGGACGGGTTCCCCAGCAGAATTAGTACGACTTTGTGAATTTTATAGTGAGGTAACAACTAAATGCCGATTCTAAGTCCAGGCGTGGTTAGCAATTCTCTTGCCGGTTTTCCGCAGATATTTTATAACCGCGTGGCGGTCGAATCTTGGTTGGCGAACACGCCCTTCCTTTCCGAACTGACCGACCCCAAGCCGTTCCCGCGCCGGTCGGGCCGCACCATGCAATTCTACGGTGTGAAGAACTTCGCCGCCTCGACGACTAAGGCGACGGAAGGAATTCCTGGGCCGTCCCTCTCGCTGAGCCAGGCCATCAGTCAAGTGTATCTTGACCAGTATGTCGATTGGATCGGCATCAGCGACGTTGTGCAGGACATGTTCATCAATTCTGCAGTCACTGACGCGACCCGCCAGCTTTCCTATCGCGGAGCGCTCACGGGTAACCTCGTAGCCTCTTCGGCTTTCGACGCTGCCGCAGTGTTGGATAGTACAGCGCGAGTGGATCTCGGGGACAATGAATTTCTGTCCAGCGCGACGATTCGCCGTTGCGAAACTTCACTGGTCAACAACAACGTACCAGGCCGCGACGACGGCATGTACTCAACAGTAATGTCGGCGCTCACGTCATATGACCTGTTTTCGGATAACAGCGCGGGCAGTGCCGTTGATGTGCTCAAGCGCACGCCTCAGGGCGCATCCGAGCTGAAAGCCGGAATCGTCCGCAGCTTTAATGTCTTGGAATGGGCAGGTTGCCGCATCATCCGCACCAGCACCGTTCCCACCTATGCAAATTACCCGAGCGCAGGCAAGACGGGTTACGGGTCTTTCGTCGTAGGTCGCGACGCGATGTTTGCCAGCGAGCTTGCCGGCGTCTCCGCCCCGAAGAGCCCGAATTACGCGGTGAAGGTCACGTACCTGACGGAGCCCGATTTGTCCAACCCGACTCTCCAGACTTCTTGTTTGGCGAGCTTCAATTTTTACTTGGGCGTTTCTCCGCGTCCGAACCTGAATGGCACGTCTGGGTTCCGCAGGATTCGTGCCGAAGTCAGCATCGTCTAACTTCGTGTTCTTCAACCCACGGAGTTGCTAGGAAAATTTTTAGAGAGGTAACAAAGAAAATGCCGAACGCCAACACAATCGCTTCGATCTCCAGCGGCTTCATGCAGGGCAGCATTGCCCCGCTGCAAATCGGCGCATCCACGGTCGAAGCTGTTTTCGTCACCAATAAGAACCCGATCACGGGTGCAGGCGGCGCTCCCGCAGTTGTCAGCGCAGCCGAGGGCGTTATTCCCTCTTATTACGCGAACGGCCGTCCTTTCAAGGTCACCGCTTGGGGGACCGTCACAACGGGCGCATCCGAGACTGTGGTTTTGACCCTTTACCAAGTGCCCGCCGCGATTGTTGCTGCTGGCTCCGCTGGCACGGTGGCGAACAACCACTCATTGAAGGCTTCTTCCGCGCGCACCGTGGCTACCACGACCGCGCCGTTTTACATCGACGGCACTTTCCAGTACGACTCCGGCTCGCAGCGCTTGCTCGGGTTGGCGTCCATCGCGATCAACGGACTCGTTGACGCTGGAGCAGCCACAACCATCGTCACCGGACTGGTGGGCGATATCGATCTCAACTTTGCGGTTTCTGCAACGATGGGAACCGGAAACGCAGCCGATGTGATTGTGCTTGGAGAGATCGCAATCTCACAGGTGTAAACAAAAATCTTTTCCTAGTCAGCAGTAGTATGGCCCCGATCCTCTCTCTCCAGTGGGTCGGGGCTTTTTGTTAAAGGTGGAAAATGTCGGTAGCTTTTCTCAACAGCATCGTCACGGCATCTGGACAGAACTCCACCACTGGAGTCGCTGCTTCCCCTGGCGCAAATCATATCGACACCACTGGGGCAACGCTCCTTGTAGCCGTTGGTGGAGGCAACCACAATAACGCATTCGGTTTTGGCGACTCCGCGTCTAACACTTGGACATTCGCAACCAAGTTTTTCGACCCATCTGGCGGTGCCGGATGCCAGATAGCCTACTGCTTCGCTCCCACAACGTCGGCAACACACACGTTCACCACTTCGGGCACTTGGTCGGCGGAAGTGTTCTCCTTCAGCGGCGCTGGCACTTGGTCGTTGGACGCATCGACTGGGTCCAATGTCGCGCAAGTCTTCACCATTACAACCCCCACCATCACGCCTTCATCTGTCGGGGAAGCGATCATCGCGGGTTGCGGCAATTATTCAAACTTCGAACAAGGAACAGTGAACAACGGATTTGCCGGAGGCCCAGGCGTCACCCCGCCCTCCGCGCTCTCACAAATGTTGTCCAATTCTCCAGGCGGCGGCATGGCCGGATATTTGATCGACTCTTCTGCCTCCCCCATTAATGCCGTTTTCTCATCATCGACCAGCAATTGTGTTTGCGCCATAGCGGCGTTC